ATAAGCTCTTTCACCATTCAAATAGAGTTTTTCCATCCCTTCTGCATGTATCCAAAATCTCTCATCAAGTTCAGCCGGACATTGATGTGTCGTATGTTCCTCAGGTTCCAAAAGTTCAATAAAATTTGACTTTGGACCAGAAAGAGGATACCCAATTGATGTGTTAGGTGGCATTTTATCTATGAATCTAACTCCATCAATTCCACAAACAGTTTCCATCCGATTGAGAGGTCTCACTTGATTCCTCAAACTTGTCAGGCTATCTAATTCCTTCAAAACAGGTTTAATATAGTCCTTACAAGCTCTTTCAAGCAAAGACCCCTCAATACCACATGATGGCTTTGTAGAAAATTGCAAAGATGCCTGCCAAGGCCATCCTTTGCGAAATTTTGGACCACCCCACTTCTGAGGCACACCACACACATCCTCCACATGTGGAGAAATAATAGTTTCCTCCACATCAGAATAATAAGATGCCCGTCCTTTAACTTGACCATAATACTTGCAATTAGTACCTTCAGGTAAAAAATTAATAGGGCTCTTCGGATGAACCTCTGCATTCTCATAAAATTGCACATCATATAGTTCTTTGGGAATATCACCCGAACTCTTAGATAAAACAACTCCTGGTAGAGTACGCAATTGTTTAAATGCCATATCGAACTCATTCTTCAATAGCAATCCACTACAACCACGAGTTTCACCATTCTTTCCACCTAAATGAAATCCCCCAATAAGAGGACCTTTAGTCTCTGTGATCAATGGTGCAATACACAAACCCTCAAAAGTTTCAAACTTGAGGTTATATTTGGCACCGAAAAAATTCGCAGCATGTGTCATAATCTCATCAACCTCCATGAACAATTTTGATCCCACACAAGAACCATCATTTTTCTTGTAAGTTAGGCGAGCTGGCACACTAGCAAATCTCGCAAGTGGAAAATATGCTGTCAAATCCTTCCAATCCCCTCCATTGGGGACCCAAACCACAGACAAATCAGTATTGGGAATATCAACACTGTTCTTGCGATACAGGAAGCATTCAAAATTGCCCCCAATCTTACCAGGATCATGACGGACAAAACTTGCTTTAATATCATCTGCTTTCCACATATGCTGAGGAACTATGGCAACATTAGACTTAGGAAAAAAGGCATCACATTCAAACATACGGACTTTTCCCAAAGTCTTAACTTGGATTGTCATATGGCACAAATTGGCGTTAACCAACTTCTCTAACTGATCTGGAGTAGTTGTCTTAGCTTCAGAGCTACATGGCATCTCAGATACCACAACTCCTGCC